ATGCCTCCTGCAGGTGCATGGTGCCGGTGTCAGCCTCCAGCTGGTGCTCGGGCTTCGGTCCAAGAATGACCCGTGCGTGCCAGTTGCGATCGGAGCGGCTGCACACCAGCAGCAGGCGGCCGGCGTGCAGTCTGATCATTCTTCCTCGCCGTATGCCGGCTGATGGAAGATCCGCTCGAGCTGCATCGATGGCGGCTCGGTGTCGTTGTTGGTGACATAGGCAGCCACCGGATCGCTCGGATCCGCAGCGGTAAACACGGTCGGCCAGAGCCGCTCCTTCACCACCACCAGACTGGTGCGCGGGCTGCGCACCAAAACCCACAGCGCTGCGCGCTCCAGCAGGTTCAAACCGGGCAGGTGCATCATCCCTCCAGTTTGCCGAGCAGTCGCCGCAGATACCACTGCGCCTTGGCCAGCGATACCGCCTCACCCTTGTGGCGCTCGCGCCAGGTGTACTTGATCACGTTGCCCTTGCAGTAGCCGCGAAACTCCTCCGGTGTCAGGGCAGCCTCAATCGCATCGATGCACTCGATGCCACCCTGTCGGTAGTGGTCTGGGTTGATCTGGTCAGTCACTGGAGCCACCCCCATGCGATGCCCTTGCAGATGCGCCATGCGTGCTTCTTGTCGATCTCATACCGATCGGCCAGCTGTTGGTAGCTGAGCCCGGCAGCGCGAAGCTGGCGCAGCTCGCGCACCAGCTCCTCGCTCAGGATGACGGCGAAGTTCTCTTCACCGCGCTTGAACGGCCGGCTCATCGCCACTTATCCCCCAGCAGCTGCTGGCGGCAGACCTCGATCGCCTGCTGCGCCTGCTTCTGCGTCATCACCGACTCGGTGGCATCCATGGCGCGCACCACGCGGGCCAGCAGCTCGGGGTATGACGTGTCGCGGAAGTTGGCCGCTAGGTCGCGGCAGAACTCCTCCCACAGCCCGGTGTAGGTGCTGCAGGTGCGGCCGCTGCGTTCGTAGAGCGCGTCCATCATGTCGGCGCGCATCTGGTCGAGTTTGACTGCTTCGCTCATGGCTCGAGGAGTTGACGGATGTGGAGCAGCTCGGCGCAGAGCTGCTGGCGGTTGCGGAGCCCAACGGTGCCGCACAGCTGGTCGATGCGGATGTCGATCAGCTGGCGGATCCGCTGGCGCTCCTCAGTCTGACCAGCCGTGAACGCACTGGTGTCGCTCAGCAGCTGCTCGATGCGGTGGCGAATGTCGCTCATGGATGCGAGATACGGACGGTGGCAATGCCATCGAGCGGCACACCAAGGCGGTGGGCAGCACCGGCGCTGAGATCGATCGAGCCGCAGTCGCACCGATCGGTGACGCGCACCGTGAGCGTGCGGCCGCGGTGGCTGACGCGCACCGGTGTGCCGCATGGCAGCCATGGATGCGCGGCGCTGATGCCCCAGTGCTGGTAGGTGCCGCCGCACGCCATCGCACGGCCGTGATACCAGCCGTCGTAGACGGTGGCAGTCACCTGCCGGGCGTGCACCGGGCTGGCCAGCAGCAGTGCTGCAGCGGTCAAGGCAGCGCGGATCATGCCACCTCCACCGCAGCGCCCGGCCAGCGTGCCTGCGCGTAGCGGATGGCGTGCTTCTTCGATTCGGCCCGCGTGATCCACGTCATCGGCCGCGCACCCTGCGGGTACACCAGCAGCCGGAACTCCTTGGTGCGTGCCTTGGGCCGCGGCCGGCTGATGCCGTCACCGTGCTGGCTGGTGGGCTCCTCATCTCTCCATGCGAACGGCAGCATGGCGCCGGTGATCTCAGGCATCGGTCTCTGGTGCAGGTGTGATCCACTCGATCTGCGACCACCACTCGATCCACGTGTCGGCGGCGATCAGCTTGGCCTCGGTGAGGCTGGAGGCCGTGACGCACTCCAGCACGTTGGCGGCCTTGATCTGGAAGTAGAAGCGCTGGGTGTCAGTCATGCCGCACCACCTGCTGCGTGCCGCTGTGGGTGGGTGCGTGATGCGCGCCGGATTCGATGCCGATCATGGCGAACACGCTCGCGGCGATCAGACAGCAGATGGCGTTGTTGATGTGGTTGATCATGCGGCAAGCGCCCTGCGGACGCGGTAGCGGGTGACGTTGAGGCGGTCGGCGATCTGACGCTGGCTCAGACCGGTGCTGTGCAGAACGCGGATGCGGCGATCGTCGCTGGCGGTCAGCCAGTCGATCACGGCGACCACCAGCAGCAGCGGCAGGAGCAGCTTCCAGATCACCAGGAGAGTGGCGGTGAGCATGGCGCGGTGTGGGTAGGTGTGCCGGGCCAACCGGCGGTGCAGCCTTACTTAGGGCGTGTTGGGCTCGTGGTGACGCGTCGTGTACCCGGTTCCGCGGGGGAGGTTGTTTTGCGAGGGATCCCCGTCCCTCGTGTCACCACTATACACCGCAGACCGTGCACGCCGCACCGCCGCTGTCACAATCCGTTACGTCGCCAGCGGTCGCCTTCCTCCACCGCCTCCACCCGCAGCTTGGTGTGCCCGGTGCTCAGCTCGAGCGGCACGCGCAGCACCGGCTTGTGCAGGTGCGCCACGCTCCAGCCCACCGCGTAGTCCGGCACCGCCATCTCCACCGTGAACCACTTGTGGCCGCACTCAGCGCACAGGCGCCGGCGCACCACCTGATCAGCCAGCCGATTGTTCGTGATCGGCACACGCAGCGTTGTGCTCGAGCACTTAGGGCATTCCATGGGCAACATGGGGCAACACGCCCCAGACAGATGAACTTCGGTGAGTGGATGGTGGCTGCAATACCACCGGAGAAACAGTTCGAGATCGAGAAGCAATGCCGCCAGCTGGAGCAGCACCCGCAGGCCGGCCCGCTCGCGGCAAAGCTTCTCAAGCAGTGCTACCACCAGCAGGAGATGCTCCAGGCCGCGGTGCACGAGATCGCGCGCCTGGAGCTCGAGCTGATGCAGACCTAGAAGAGATCGGCCTCCACGATCTCGGTCACCACGCCGTCAGTAGCGGCCGCCAAGCTCTGGGCAGCAGCCTGCGCAGTCACAGGCGGCACCCAGTCGCGTGGCGGCTGCGCCACAGCGCTCACATACGCCAGCCCTTTCTGGCTGGTCTTCTTCCAGCCGCTGATCGGCACCTGCACGCTGCCGTACTGATCCGGCGTCTGGCTCATCACGAACGCGCAGAAGGCGTCGAGCTCCTCGACCTTCACGTTCAGCATTCCGCTGAAGTCCACCTTGCTCTCAGGCTTGGTGGACTTGAAGATCGACAGGTTCAGCTTGAAGGTCATGGTCTCGGTTGAGTAGGTGGGTGGTTGGGCATCCCGCGCAGGTTTCGAGCCTCGTAGGCCTCCACCTCAGCGACGGGATACAGGACACGGCCTCCGATCTTCACGAACCTCGGGCCGCGGTTCTGGCTGCGCCAGTTGTCGAGCGTGCTCAGCGTGACGACACCGCGCCACCTGGCTGCCAGCTCACGGGGCTGCAGGTAGCCCGGTTGATCAGAAGATTTCGTCATCGGGCACCTCCTTGGTGATCACCACTGGCGCAGGCTCGCGCAGCTTCGCGTTCAGATCTTCCAGCCGCGCCTTCGCTGGTGCAGGCTCGGCCTCGCTCACGCGCACCGGCTCCACGTCCACCACCTCCTCCTCGGTGTGGATGCCGACCAGCAGCTCAGGGATGAACAGCCGACCCCAGAACGCAGCGGCGCGATACCGGATCATCAGCTCGGGCATGGTCTGCCACTTGCTGCCGGCCTTCGTCGCCCAGCCTTCCTTCTTGGCCATCGCCATCGTCACAGTCGGGCCTTTCAGCTCCGCACCGCTCGCCAGCTCGGTCGCCGTGCAGAAGCAGGCCATCGCGTCACCGGTGCCGGTGACTTCGTACTTCAGCGGGCTGAAGCGGCCGCAGCCGTTGATCAGGCCGATGATGAACTGACTGCTCCAGCTCGGGCGGCCGTGGATGATGTGCAGGTTCTGCATCACCTGGAACGGGCTCATCCGCATCCGGCCGGCGATCTCAAGCGCCACCAAGCAGTTCGCAAACCCCTGCTGCCCTTGGAACTGCGGCGGGATCAGCGTGCTGCTGGCCAGCGCTTTCGCGATGCGCTGTGCATCCTCGAAGGCCTGAATGCCGGAGAACACGCTGCCTCCAGTCGTGGTCAATGCTGTGGACTCGCTCATGGTTGGACTCTGAGGGTGAGATAGAAGAACAGGCAGCCGGCTACCGCCGGCCAGAACTCGATCGGCCACAGCTCGCTCACGAACCATGCGCCACCCAGCGCAGCCGCTGGTGCCCTGATGGCTGAGTAGGGCAGCCGCATCAGTAGAGCTCGATCTCGGGTGCAGCAGCCGGCAGCGATCCATCCGGCCGCGGCCGCATCCATCCCGGCAGGCTGATGATCTCGATCTGCTCGCTGTAGCTCGGCCATGCGTTCGCCTGCTTGCAGGTGGCCAGCACGTCGAGATCACGCGCTGCTGCTTCTGCACCGGCCGCGATCATCTCGGCATCGGCCGCGTAGACCGCCACCGCGTGCGGTGCCTTCTTCTTCTCGACGCACACGAAGATGAACTGCTCGGGCCGGGTGCCGGTGGCCTGCTCCAGCCCGTGCAGATACCAAGCGGCCTGCACGTGGTAGCGCCAGCTGCTGATCGACTTCCTGAACCCGGCCGGGCTTGCATCTTCGGTGGTCTTCAC